CTTGCCTGCTTTCTTGGCCAAGTCGTCTTCCAGTTTAAACCCGGACTGCTCGATGTTCTCGCTGAACTCGTAGCCGCCAATGATGCCAGCGTCCAGCATCGCCTCGAAGCCGGGAGACTTGCGTGCAAGCCCTTTGCCGAAATTGATGACCGTACCTGCGATGGGCGTCATCTTTGTGCCCGAAGTCACCCACGCAGACAGTGAGTCACGCATCATGTTTGCCATCATGAACCCCGGCTCCTTGGTCACCAAGTTACGCAGGAGGTCGGCTGGCGCAGACAGGAAGCCCATGAAGGGCAGCTCTGACTGGTTCAGGCTCATCATGGCGTTTACAAGCAATGGGTCCGGCGTGCGGTAGGAGACAAGGTTTCCCTTCTCCAGCACGTTAATGATGTCAGGCCCATCCTCTTTTGTATTTAAACGTACAGCGCCCATACCCGGTGCTTGGACCTGCACCGCCACGTCAAGCGCTCTTTGAGCTGCGTAGTTCTTGATGCCAGCCTGAATGGAGGACTGAGTGTTACGCACCATCGTCTCGAGGAAGTCTGCCAGCGGGGCTTCATCAGCAACGGCTCCCTTGAGCTTCTTCGGTGGCTTAACCCCAGACAGAGACTGGAACAGGTTTGGCCCGAGGGTCTTGTCCCCGTCCATCTGACGATAGAAGGGGATGTAGTCGGCGTACTTGGTATATATCTGGCCGCGCTCTTTGGAAAGAACACCCGTGTCCACCATGTACTGAACCAGCCCGTTGTTGAAGGCAATCAGGTCTTTCTGAACGCTGACAAATTCAGGGTGCTTCTGCTCAAGAATCTTTGCAAAGGCCACGTCGGCGCTATCGATACCGGTCAGCGTGCCTTGTTTGTTTAAACGTTGTCCACGCTTAACCATCGCCCAGTATTGATAACGCTGGTAGACCGCTGGATCACCACGCTCAGCCAAAGGAGCAAGAGAGGCGATCAAGCCTTTGACTCTCTTGTCGATGGTGGTGATGCCGTTACGCAGGACAGGGATGCCGCCGTTGCGATCATCAAAGCCCATGGCAGAAGCCGCAACACCAGCGCCAAGGTCAGACATCAACGCAGCAGACTCTGCGCTCTGATCTGCAAGGAGGGCAGCCCCGCCCATTTGCTCTGCCCTCTTCTTGTCATAGACAGACATCTGGTTGTAGCGGTTGAGGTACTTCGCACGGAAGTCGGCAGCGCTGGCTGGCGTGATGGCATCAACAATGTTCTGGATGACAGTCTTGCGTTCGCGCCTTGATGTGGTCTCACCCATCCGGTCCTGAAGATTCTGCGGGATGGTTGGCAAGCTGAACCGCATGTCCTTGGACTCGCGGCTGAAGTCACCAATGTTGCCAGTGATGGACTTGACCTGCTCTGCTTTAAACACAGCGAGGTTCTTCTCACCACCCTCATTGACGAAGAAAGAATCAAAGCCCAAAGCCTTGATGGCGTCTTGAACCTGCTTGTCCTCAATGTTTTCCCAGTGGCCTTGATTAAAGAACGCAGGCTGCTTGCCTTTGAGTGTCTTGTCCCCGGCCATTCTGTTCATGACCTGCTGCACATGTTCGGGGTTTTCGTAGTCAAACGGCGTCTCGGCTCTCACCCAAAGCGGGTACACGTTTACAGACTCACCCTTTTCAGCACGCCTGCCGCCATAACGCTCAGCCTCTTCTGCGCTTGGGCTGACAAAGATTGGCTTGTTCTCGCGGAACTGCGTAAATATGTCTTGCGATCCATGAAACATTGGGACTGCGCGGCCCTCGTCCATGATAGTGCTGCCACCAAAGAAGAGCTTGAACTCTCTGGTTGATGGCGGGGCCTTGTCGTAAGCTGCGTCTTCAGCTTCCTTGGCAGTTGGAAAGCTGGTGCGTAGGCTTAGCTTTGCGCCTTTGGTAGGCTCTCCACCAGCTTCTTGAGTGTCAGATATCTCTGATCGGGATTCATCCCCACGGTCAGCTCTTTTATCGAAGACCACACTTGGTCTTGCTCGTCCAGAACCCTGATCGGCTTGGGCGATGATTGCTTCTTCGTATCCGATGTCATCTGCTTTTCTCCCGCTAAGTTTTTCATACAAGCGTTTCTCATAGTACCAAAGAGCGGCTTGAATGTCAGCCAAACTTAAGTTGATGTTTTCTTTGCGCAACAAGGCCTGAGCCTTGCGTGCTGCGTCGTACATAAACTTTCTGTCGGTTGCTGTAAACGGAGCCTCCTCCAGCATTTCAAACTCGTTTTTGTAAATGGTGTTAGCCATCTTTTCGAGGTTGTGTTCAAACAGCAATTGCTCGTAGGCATCACCAGCCACTTCCTCTGCCTTCTTAAACCAAGCTGGCTTGGCATCTTTGGTGGCTGGCTCTTTGGCTCCGGCCAAATGCTCAAGTTCACTGTTCCAGCCGTACTCCTCATACTTGTTGCGCAGAGGAATGGTGGCTGCAGCAACCTCATCACGGGTTGCATCAGGCGCTTCCATCATGTCGCGGAACTTACTGATGGACGCCTCTGTGGCTTTAGGAATAAGCAAGCCGCGCATACGGTTGATGGATCGTGTCCACCACAGGTCCATCGTCAGGTAGCCCTCGGAACCAGACAAGTTGGCGTAGAAAGCACCAAGCTTGGGGCCGAAGTAAACCGCTGCCGCCGGAACGACTGTGTTGGCAAGATAGCTGCCATCAGCTTTCTCACCCATCTCCCGCAGACGGGCGTTCATTTCTTTAACGGTGATCTCTTGAAGTAAAACTTTCTCAAAGTTCTCGCCGTGGTCGGCCATCAAGTTTTCAATGACCTTAAGGTTGTTCTCGAGTGCAGTGGCCCGTCGGTTGCCCATTGCAACCAAAGGCTTGCCCTTGCGGAGTTCGCTGTAAAGCTTGATGGCGTTGTCAATATTCTTGGCAACACGCTCCCCGTTGGAAGTCACGGCCACAATCGCAGAAAAAACTGACCGAGCATATTTGCTTGTGCTCAACTCAGGGAAACGCTTGCCCAAACGTTTAACGGCGTTTGGATAGTTGTTGGAATACCAACCTAAACCTGTACCAGTCTTGGAGGATGTCTGTAACTGGTAGGCAACCTCGTCGGCAATCGCTTCCGCAATTCTTGTGGACTCGTCTTGAGTCAGCTTGTTGCGATCCATCGCGCCAAGCTGGTCCAAGGTCTGTTGGTTCAGAGCCTTGGCAATGTCCCGGACGTTGTTAAAACGACCGCGCTTGGCTTCGGTGTTTAAACCAATATCTTGCTGCGCCACGGCAGTCTGGTTCTCCATGAGCTTGCGCGTGGACATCGGGACGCCTTCACCCGCAAGGCTGTACTTGGCTTTAGGAGTCTCTTTGGTAGGCTCCTCTTTAGCTTGTACCGCTGGCCCTTTCTCGGCAGGTTCTTTTGCCTTGACGGGTTCTTTTGGCTCAGCCTTGGGTTCAGCCTTTACTTCAGCCTTTGGCTTGCGGGACTTCAACTCGCCACGCTCAACACGCTGGAACACATCATCCGCAGACTCAAAGCCTGCACCACGCAGAGCTTGGCCGAAGTTCAGGAAGAAGTTCTTGAGCTTCTTAAACAGGGCCGCAATCATGCCGGGGGGCGGCGTAGCGCCCCTGTCGTAAGCCCCGAAGGCATCGGCAATAGCTTCCTCAACAATCGCCTCCTGCGTGTACCCCAGCCTCTTGTAGGCATCCAGACGGCTCATGCTCTGTGGCTTGCCGTCCACCTCAATCACAGACTGTTGATCTTGCAGGTACTCCTTGATCCACTGCTTGTTTGCACGCTCAGTCAGAGCCTTCCATTGCTGCGGGGTGAAGAACTGCAAGTCCTTCAGCGCATGCAGGGATTCATGGCGCATTGTCTGGATTGGGGCGTCCCCCCTCAAGGAGATGTCAATCAGTCTATCCAGAGAGCTATATCTGCCGCCTGCGTCGTTCTCAATCTTTGCAACAACGTTTAAACCCACATCTTGCAGGCCAAACTTAGCCAGCATGGGCGTTAACGTATTTTTAAGTTGCGTAACGCGGTCGTCGGTCTTTGCTTGTGCCTGCTGCTCAGCTTGTTTAAACGTCTCGGGCTCGATCTCCCGGAGCTTTGTCTCGGCGTCTTGCAACGTTGGAAATGCGCCAATCTCTTGGTCGCCACGCCTTACAACGTAGTCACTCTGCACATCGGTGCGAGAGCCAACAGGCGCGACGGTTAGGGGGGTGGAGTAGCTGGCGATCCGGTCGTTAAGTTCCGCAACCTGCTGGGCAGCCTCCTCCTCTCGCTGGAGCAGAGCTTCTCTACTTTGCACATATTGGTCGGTGTCTGTCTGGCCTGTGGCCTCCAGAACATCCAGCTTGCGCCGCTCAGCAAGGATTTCTTTGTCGATCTTGTCGGACTCAGCAAGCAAACGGGCTTGCTCTTCAGCGCGAATCTCTGTCAGGGTCTGAAGCTTGGCTTGCGCCTCTTCCTGCGTTTTAACGGTGCTCAAAGGCTTGTCTGCGCCTTCAGGGAAGATGCCATAAGACTCAGGCACATCCTGACGAGACAACTCTCTGCGGGTTGCTGTGTAGCCACCGGGGAACTCTGTGGGAGCTTCTGGCTCTTTAACCTCTACAGGCTTGGTCTCGCCAAACCCTTTGCGGAACTCTGCCTCTTCCTGTTTGAATGCGTCAACCTCCTTGGCAGCTTGTTCTGATTCACTGCGCCGTGGTGCAAGCGCTCCAGCAGCGCCGCCAATGCCAGCAGCACCAAGCGTAGCCATTGCCGCAGTTTCTCCAGTACCGGCCAACAACTCCCGATCAAGTCCAGCTTGTCGCGCAGCAACGTTTTGCGCAATACGACCGCCAACTTCTTCGATGTTCTCGCTGGGAATTTCTTTAAGAGCAGTTACAGCGCCCGAGCCAATGCGGCTTCCGGTAATTTTTTTGCCAGCCAAAATTTCTTCAAGAGCCTTGCCGCCGGGGAGGTATCGGTTTGCCAAGACGGATAGTCCGTAGCCAGTCAAACCAGCAGCGCGTGCCTTGTTAATTGTCTCGGCAGCAGCTTGCTCTTCAGACATGCCTTTGGCGCGAAGCTCGCCGTAGATTTCGTCATATGACCCTGCGCCTATGTCTGAGCCCTGCATGACAGCGTTAGTTTGAACGGCGGCAGTGGTTCCAGCCTTGGCTCCAGCACTCTTGCCTGCGGCAGCGGCAGCTTCTTTGGTAGCACCCTTTGCCAAAGCGGCAGCAGAGGCTCGTCCAGCGGTCAAGGCGGCAGTAGCACCGCCGGTCAAAATCATTGGGAGAATGTTTGGAACTTGCTCGGCAATGAAAGATGTAAACAAAGCCGGGTCAGTGATGGTTTCACCAAAGCCAGCTTTAAACGCAGAAAACTGACCTTCCTTCTCTGCTTCTTGTACCTTGGCAGCACGCTCAGCTTCACGGGCCTTCAAACCCGCAGACTTCATCTCTTCGCCGTATTTGGCAATATCTTCCCCGAGGCCCAATGCGCCAGTCTTGGAGAAGTTGCCTGTAGCTAAGCCGTAAAGCTGGCCGGGAAGCTGAACAAGAGAGCCAGCGCCAGACACAAGTCCAGCGCCAACATCTTTAAAAGCTTCGCCAACCGTGCGCTCTTTGGAAGCGGGTGCTGCGGGTGGTTGAGCAATCTTGTCTTGGCTCCACCACTCGTTTTTATCCTTAACGATGGTGTCTTTTTCCCAGAAGTTATCAGCCATGACTTACCCTTTGATTCGCGTTGTCCCGTCCGGTGCTATGTAGCTTGCGCCTTTTGGCAGAGCATCATACTGTGCCTTCGTGGTTGGCGTCCCACCACCGCCGCTGCCTCGCAGTATTTCTCGCTCCATGCGATCAAGCTCTGCAAGTCTCTTTGCTCCAATTTCTCCCGGCATGCCTGCGGCTTCAACTCTGGCTTTATAGATTGGCTCGAGCTTCATCTTTAGGATTTGATCCGTCTGGTTCTTGCCAGCACCCTTAAACTCATCAAGGCTGTCCAAAAGCATCTGCGCTTGTTGTGTTTTACCCTCAGACTTGAGCTTTAGGAATTGAGCAAACAACTGTTGGTCTGGAGTGCCCCGAGCAGACTCTGCCATACGCAGCTTTTGAATTTCCATTTGGCTCAAGCGATCAAGAGCAGAATCAATGGCTCGTTGATCCACGCCAGCCATCTGAGCCAGCACTTCAGAGCGCGACTTCAGTCGGTCTTGGAATGACTTGTTGGCTTCTTTCATTGCGCCTGTACGAGCACCAAACAGCTCCTTACCGCCTTCGTACTCACGCTTGTCAACGTTTGTCAGGAGTTCGTTCTGGCGCTGCTCCATTGCCAACTCTTCAGCACGTCTTTGTTGTTGGTTTGCGGTGTAAGCCGGGGCCAAGCCAGACAGGCCTTTGTACTGACCCGACTGACCAAACACACGAATCAGGTCATCCAAGCCAGAAGGACGAGTTTTCTCAAACGCAGCACGCTCACCAGCAGCACGTTGACGCTGCTCTTCCGAGCGCCTCTTCATGAAATCTTCTTGCATGGTCTCTGGAGACAGGGCCCTCTGCTCAGCAATGATGCCCTCTGGTGTTGGCGCGGCAATTGGTTTTGCCAAGTCTGCATTGACTTGAGTAAAGTAAGGAGAGCGTGCGGGAAGGGCTGTGGGCAAACCGCCTTGAGGAGCGGCAGGAGCAGCAGCCATTGGTGGGCGGGGAGGGCGTGGGGGAGCCTTGACCTCTGCTGCAGCCTTAACGCCACTTACAGGAACTGCGGCTTGAGGGCCAGCCATCATTGTGGCCTGAGCTTCAGACACCGGGCGGACTGGTGGCCTTGTTTCTCTTGTCCTTCCGGTGGCTTTAAACTCTTCAAGTTCTGCACGAGCTGCGGCTTCTTGCGGTGCTCCAGCTTGGGCCAAAAAAGCCACTTTTTGTTCAAGTTCCGCCCGTTTTCTTGATAGCCGCTCTTCTCTCGCCTTTAGCTCCCTTGCACTCTCCGCAAGTTCTGACTCCATTATGTTTGATGTGCCCATGGTGTCGCCGCCCGATTGAAACGCAACAATGCCGCCACCTGCATACTCAAACATATCGCTGCGCACAGGAATCCTTGCCAGACCACCACGAGCAGCCATCATGGGTGCTTCTGGCTGTGGCTCTGGCTGTGGGACGTTTTCAGGCGCAGGCATAGGGCCACGAGGCTGAGATATTTGCTGGGCCATTTTTTGCTGCTGCATTTGCTGCAAAGCCATTAAGCCAGCCCTCTGCTCAATCTGTTCTTTGACGCTTGGCTGTGGGCCTTGCATTCCGCCCTGAGCGGTAGCCATTTGCTTGTTTGACAACTCGCGGCGCTGCAACTCTCCTAGCGCCAAGTAAGGAGGAACCTCTGGGTTCATGCCGTTGGCGTACTGCTTGATGACTGACTCAGGCAAGTCTTTTAGGCGTTCGTTAATTTGTACGAGGTTCATGTTTTTTCCTTACTTAACGCCAAGGCCAGCCAGTGTTTTATAAAGTGATGCCAGACCGCCGACATCGCTTTGAATTTTTGCAAGCGCGTCAGGGTTCACCGAGGCCGTGCTTGCTCCAATCGGAAGCCCGGACAATAGGCCCAACTGATACTGCGGCATCTTGTAGGCAAAGTCACGCTCTTCTTGGAACTGCGCTTTATCAGCAGCCAATCCTTCGGAGGTAATGCCTCGCTGCACTGCGCCAAGATCAGCCAACTGACCAACGGACTTGAGGCCAAAGTCGGCACTGTATTGACGGGACTTTTCTTGTGCAGCTTGATCTGCGGCAAAGCGAGAAGCTCCAGTGTCAAACGCACTCCTGTAGCCCTGACCAATCACGTCCTGCTGCTTGTCCAATAGGTTGCGGCGGCCTTCCGATTCCATGATGGCCTGACGGCTACCGCCATAAGCGCCAGCCTTGGTCAAACGTGAAGCATCATCCAAACGGGCAATGTCGGATTGGCGCTTGAGTTCCTTTAACTGCGGGTCAAGCGAGGCCTGAATGTACGGGTTCATGTACTGGTTGGCTTGTGTTGCATCAAAGCTACCCATGAACGAACCGGGCGTGTAACCACCCATAGCAATTTCACTGCCCCCGGTAAACGCTTGTTGTTGAAGGTTGGATGCGCCAGCGGTCAATGGGCCTTGATAGGCTTGATAAGGGGCATTTGCCAGTGCAGCACCCTGACCAAGCGCGTTGGTCACATAGTCGCCAACCCAAGGAGATAGGGTAGATGTGCGTGACGTGTCCTGCGCAATACCACCGCCTGCGGCTGGAGGTGTTGGCGTAGGGGCAACCACTGAACTGCCGCCCGTTTGAAACCTCTGCACTTCACCGCCGCCAGCATAAGCAGCCATCAAGCCACCTGAGGCTGCCGCAAGAAACTTGTCGGCATTGATCTCTTTGCCTTGTTCTTTGGTTCCGGTACGTGCCTCGCGGATTCGGTCCATCATGCTGTACAGCTTCTCGGCTCCGGCTTCGGAGTTTCCGTTACCCAAATGGGATACCACATCCGCAGGAATCACGAACTCTCCGTGACTGAGAAGGGCAGGCTGTTCGCCGTCAATGCTGGTCTCGATCTCGTCAGCCATACCGTCCGTCTTGCCTTGCAGGTAACGCCCTGCATCAGCAATACCACCTCGGGCCATCTTGATCCCGCCTTCTGCGGTAAGTTGCTCCGCGTTTGGTACAGCAAGCAAGCCAGCGCCTTCTTTTGGAGCTGCAGCCACCGGAGTAGGGTTGTATGCCATCGGTATCTTCCCTGCGTATGGATTGGGAGCGGGAGCTGCGTATCTGGGGGCGGCAGCGGCCAACCCGGCAGCTTGAGCCTGCGAGGCGGTGGTGGCAGCGGTCATGTTTGCCGTGTCGCCCTGAGCAACAAACAATGGGTTGGTCATGTAACGACGACCAGCCTCGCCCGGGCGACGGTTGGCGTCGTTATAGTCCACTTGTTGCTGGACCACATCTACCTTTGGGACTGGTTTGTTGTAGCCGCCAGACTCATCTCCGCCTTTAAATGCCTTAGCTGCTGCCAGTGCGGTCAACAAACTAGCGCCCGGATTTTTCATTACATTTTGAAGAACCTTTGCAGCCGTCGGGCCAAGGTTAGACGCAGTCCAAGAAAGAGCCCTATTAAATGCGGCAGAATTTCCCGTGGCGGTAGGGCTATCAGTGCTTCCAACGGGCGCACCATCTGGACCAACCGTCATCGTAGAGCCGTCATCGTACTTGTACGTTATGTTTCCACTTGAAGCGTCAACCGTTGTTTCTGAACCAGCATCTCCGGGGGCATCTCCCCAGCCAGTAAACCCGGAATCATCAAATCCAAGGTATTCATTGGCTCTGTCGTTTGGGTTGACATAAAAATCTGAAGAATCAAAGTCGCCAACGTAAGTGCTTCCAGCGCCGTCGTCAATATCAAAGCCCAATTCGCCTGCATAGTTGTCCATTTTGATTCCTTTAGCGTAAGAGTTTTATCAGATCATCTACCGATATTTCTTCGGCCAGCATGTTGTCCAAGTAACCGCCTTCAGCCATTTTAGTTTGTTGTCGCTGTTTTTGGGTGGCCGCAGGCTTGGCTTTTCGCTCGGAAGGTTTAAATTCCTCGCTGATGTCCAAGTAGTCCATCGTTCCGTACAGCGCCTCAATTACATCCGTTGAAACACCCAGCGCCTGCGCCATCTGCACAACTGGAGTTGGAGTCCTAGTTGGGGTCGGTGTAGGCTTTGTTGGCGTAGGCTTTGTTGGCGTAGGCGCTGTAGGCGTAGGAGCCGTTGGTGTCGGGGTAGGTGTAGGTGTGATCGTCGGTGTCGGTGTCGGTGTCGGTGTCGGTGTCGGTGTCGGAGTTGGAGTCGGAGTTGGAGTCGGAGTTGGAGTCGGAGTTGGAGTCGGAGTTGGGGTCGGAACAGTAGGCGTAGGCGTTACCGTAGGCGTTGGAGTCGGCGTAGGTGTCGGCGTGGGCGTAGGCGTGGGCGTAGGTGTGGGCGTAGGTGTCGGAGTAGGGGTAGGTGTTGGCGTCGGAGTCGGAGTTGGCGTGGGTGTAGGAGTAGGCGTAGGAGTGGGGGTGGGCGTAGGAGTTGGCGTAGGCGTTGGTGTTGGGGTCGGTGTCGGAGTGGGTGTTGGCGTCGGCGTTGGTGTGGGAGTAGGCGTGGGAGTAGGCGTAGGAGTCGGAGTCGGCGTTGGTGTTGGGGTAGGAGTGGGAGTTGGGGTTGGGGTAGGCGTAGGGGTAGGTGTCGGAGTTACCGTTGGTGTCGGAGTGGGTGTGGGGGTGGGTGTAACAGTCGGTGTCGGAGTGGGTGTGGGGGTAGGCGTCGGAGTTACCGTTGGTGTAGGTGTTGGAGTTGGGGTAACCGTTGGGGTAGGAGTCGGCGTGGGGGTAACAGTCGGCGTTGGTGTCGGCGTTGGAGTAACGGTCGGCGTAGGGGTGGGTGTTGGCGTAACCGTGGGCGTTGGGGTAGGGGTTGGAGTTGGAGTAACGGTAACCGTGGGTGTAGACGTAACGGTAGGGGTGGGGGTCAGAACGCCCGGTGTGATTTCTGTTGAATCCAGAGTCAAACCCACTCCTGTCAATACGTTTTCTATGTCCGTGTCTACGTCAGGGGTCGGTGTAGGCGTGGGAGTAGGAGTTGGTGTGGGGGTAGGCGTTACGCTATCCCCTCTCACAAGAGTCTCAGGACGGAATGAACCGTCAGTAGACGTTAAGCCTTCAGAAGCAAATGCCGCTTGTATGTCTGCTGAAAATTGTGCTCCAGCAGTCATTGAGCCAGCGGTATTTGCGCCGATTGCACTGCCTATAACCGATTTGGTTAGCGCTGTTGGAAGGTCATCCCCAGTTGCCACGGCGATAGCAAACTCTTCAAGACCCTCCCCGGTCCACTCTTTACCAAACGAAGTGGCGGTTCTGCTAATGACTTTATCCATCACCGCTTGGTAGCTTCTAATAAGAGCCGCGTCGGTAAGACCAGCCGTAACGGTGGTAATGGCAAAAGCCTTCCACCCATCGACGTTGGCAAGTCTTTCTGCTTCTTCGGGTGGAGTGCCTTTGGCAATTTCTTCCCCGAACTTTTGACGGGATTGAGAGCCCATAGACTCTGAAGCGTTCATAAGAACATCGGCGGTAATACCTGCGCCCTTACCAAGCAGTTTAAACGCTGCTGCACCGGTCAGAATAGGAACTACTTCTTGGAGTCCTTCTTTCGCCAATTGAGTCAGCACCAACGGGTTGTTGAGCACCGACTTAAATGCTGCGGCTGCTTTTTCAGTATACGTTCCCGCGTTACTAACGTCGTTAATAAAATTTTGGGTTGCTTGAGTTACTCCGGGTATTTCAAGGCTTGTTCCGGTGCGCTCTAGCGATTGTCCAATCTGCACAAGCAAGTTGTAGCGGTCGGCTGCACCCATGTTTGCCAGTGCCGTGCCAAGATCGGCAATCTGCTCACCGCCAGCGCCAATTAAAGTAGAAAGCGTTTGGCGAACCACGTCGCCAGAATCGCCTTCAAGCGAATTGGCCCAGTTGACCAAGTCATTGCCAGCGGTGTCAAGATTTTGCGCCACCGTAGGTGTACCATTGGAGCCAACGCCGGTAACTTCAGCTATAGGGACGTTGCTACCCGGTGCGTACTTGAATCCGTTAGCGTCGTACGCAAACCCTTTGTCATCAACAAACCTGCCTTGATCATCTTTTCCAACAAATTTTGGCGCATTATTAAGAATGTCTTGAATTGACGCATTTTTAAGCTGCGCAGTGTCTAGGCGGTCTAACGCATAAACCAATGATGCACGTTCATTCTCAGTAAGACTGTTTATTTCTTTGCCTGTTTGACTTTCGTACTCAGCAGCCAGTCTTGTAGTTGCGGCATCCCGGGCTTGTTGATCAACGGCTGCATCCACGCCATCAAAATCATTGCCGCCAGTAATCGTATCGTTGCCTGTTCCGCCTGTAACGGTAGTTGAGCCCGTCCCGCCCGTCACTGTGTCATTGCCCGTTGCGCCCGTTACCGTGTCGGTAGTAACCAATCCTGCCCCGGTTAATGTATCTACTACATCACCTCCGCCGCCAGTGTCGTTACCCGCTCCACCCGTGACTGTGGATTCGCCCGTAATAACGTCGTTGCCTGCCGCGCCTACAACTGTGTCGTTACCCGTTGCTCCAGTGATTGTTGAAGTGTTTAGCTCAGCGTCGGATATAGGCGTGACTACTACGCCATTACCAGAGTCACCAGAAACTATATTGGTAAGGTCGTCAGCAGTTGCGGTGTTGCTCGTGCCTTCAATCAAACCAGAGTCTGTTAGCGTATCCACTACGTCGTCAGAACCTGCACCGCCAGTGATTGAGTCATCGCCTGACCCACCCTGCACAATAGTGTCACCCGTTACGCGGTTGGTGATGCCGCTGGTAGGAGTTGTTTTTGATGCGTTTGCAATCTCGTTTCTGGCAAGTGAAATGGCCGAGTTTATGAGAACCTGATCCAAGGGCTTGCCCGATATTGCCCCCGTTATTGCGTTGGTGACCACCCTTTGCTGCGCACCGGTGAGATTTGCAAACTCAGGAATATTACCCAAAATAGAATTGGCTGCCCCGTTTACACCTCCAACTGCCGCACCTCTGACCGCTGCATCTAAGGGGTTATCTCCTTTTATCAATGCAGTGCCAGCAGAAATTGCGGCGTTTTGGAAAGAGTTAGTAAGCGTGTTTGTAAGCGTCTCTGACAGCCCCAAGTCCCTAATGAACGAAGCCCCGTCCCCCATGAAATCCATGCCGGGGATTTGTGAAGCGGCAAAAGAAATAGCGGCCCCCTTAATGGCGTCATCAAGGTCCCTGCCGCTTAAAACTTGCATTGCCAACTGAGCCGCAATTTGCTGGGGTATAGATAAACCACCTGTTGCAACAGCAAGACCAATTTGGCCGATAGGCCCAAGGTCTTCCATAATATTTGCAAGGGTGTTACTTGACCCGCCGTACTGCGTGTAAAAGACTGGCGTGCCGTCAGGCTCAAACCTGACTTTGTATGCTGTTGACCCTTCACCAGCGAAGGTCCCACTCCAAGCATTGTTTTCGACTGCTTTGTCGTAATAGGGGTCGATGGCCTGCCCGGTCGCCTTGTTGTAGTACTCCTTCTGCGTATAAGTCGTTGCAGGCTGAATAACGTCTCCGTTTTCGCCAAGGACATCTTGTGTGGTTACCGTCTTGTCTCGGACACCAAACTGATTAATGTCAGTGATGCCTGCGGCAGCAAGCAACAGAGCCATGTCGGCTGCGCTTTTTTCGGCAGAGCCATAGCCTTCACCACCGAACCTACCCAAATTGCCTTGCGCCACAATTTGATTGGTCAACTTGTTGATTACGCCGCCTTCGCCGGAATAAGTTGGCGGGGCAACGGATGTGGTGTAAACAGTTTGGAAATCGCCGCCATCCCCGCCGTAATAAACTTGCTCGGCTGTAACCAAACTTGGGTCTACGGCATTACCGTTTGCGTCTTTATAGCCAACGATGCGAGGTGTTTGAACATCCTCCCCATACTCGCCTTTGCTTGTCGTGTATTCGTAAACAGGCGTGACGGCCTGAGTCGTAGGAACGCCATAGCCAACGTTTAAATCGCGCTTGCTCAGAACAAGATTATTGAACTCAGTTGAATCAATCGTATCCCCGTAACTGCTGCGCAGCCCGGTCAACTCGGCAGCCGTTGGGTCGCGGCCAAAGATTGTTTTGAAAGTTCCAGAAAGCTCGTCTTTTACCTCAGGTCGAACGGTGTTGGCATCAATAAAGTTTTGCTGCCGATCATCTGCCGATACGTATGAGGCATTTGAAGATGGCAGCCCACCGCCATCTGTTCGGATGGCGTTCAACCCAGTTAAATTTGCGTTGGCAAGACCTGCAAGGCCTGTGTTGGAGAAGTCAAGACTGCCAGCGAGGGCCAAGTTGTCTACAGGAAGATTTCCGGTGTTGGCGACAGGTCGGATTTGTGCCGCCAAGTCGGTTAGATAGCTCCAGTACTGACTTTGATCTCCGAACGCGGTATCAGCGGCGGCTTTAATTGCTTGATCAGAAAACCCCTGCCCAAGAAGCGTGTTGTATTCTTTTGCCTTGTCCTGAGCGGACATGCCCTCCAGACCTTCGGTAAATTTTACTGCCATGTCTATTCCTTATTGCGTTGTCATCCGACACGCCAATTTGTACCGTCTGAGTACACGGGGGTCTTCACTGCTCCGCCACCAACGACTACGCTGCCAAATGTTGGGCCTGTCGCATTGGACACAAACGCCCTTGCACCTGAGCCAGCATCCGCCGCGCTTGGTAGCTCGGCTACAAGAAAGTTTGTGTTTGAAGCAAGCTGACCCAGCGTGGCCTGTATCTGGTTGAAGTACAGACGCAAGATGTTGTTCAGTTGGTCCTGATACTGCTGCTCAAACTGTTTGGGCGACAGAGGCAGCGAAGGCGAGGCAAAGATTTGTACGATAGCCATTAAGCAACCCCCCAATGCAGACGCTCAAGTTCCTTACGTGCGGCAGCGGCTTCTTCCAAGTTTGTAAAACACTTGGAGTAAAACTTTTTTGTTTTAACGGTGATGGCGGCGTAATACCGATTGTTGTGAAACAACACGCCAGTAACTCCGGTTTTGCTGGTTTTTGGCACTCTAATATTCCTTGCTTGAATTGCCGGAGAGGCCCATCTTACATTTCCCGGCTCGTAGCTACCGTTGGGGTCAATTCGATCAAGCGTTTCTTTACCTGCTGGCTCCCCAACCGCGAGCGCAAAAGACACGTAATCATGCCACGCTGCATGCACCAAAATTCCACGCCCTCCCCATTTTGGGTAGTCTTTGTCGGCAGAGTTGTAACACCTGCGCATCATGGCTCGCCATGTGTTGTACGAGCCTTTACCCGTGCCACCATGCTTAAAGTTTTTACCAATACAACCGCACGACGTTGTGTTGCCTGTTACCAAGCTGCCAGAAACAACCACAACTTCTTTGCCGCATTCACACTGGCAGCGCCACAAAACCTTTTTTAAATTGTTGCGCCCAGCCTGCTCTAAGACGGTTAAGTTTCCAAAAACCTGTTTAGTTCGATCAACAAATTTCATACCAAGACTCCTTAATTTAAGAGTCTTCAGTATACACATATTTTTTAGATCAGTATACATGTCACCTGTGTCCATCTTTCTTGATGTCAATGCGGGGCACACCAAGCTGCCACGTTGTACCCAGTCGGTCGGAGTCCACCTTGAAGATGAGCTGCCTGCCGCGCACACGGATGTACACCTGCCCCGTGAACTCCTCAATCGGAGCTGTGGCGATGCGTTGAATCTGAGCCGAGCTTGTGCCGTTTGTAGACGCAGGCGTTGTAAACCCAGAGCCAGAGTTGCGCATTGGGATCAGCGTCATGTTGCACTGAGGCGTCAAAGCGCCCGTGGAGTTCCGGAAGGTTATGTCCGGAAGTACACGCCAAATAAAGCCAAAGTTGTGCCCGTCGTCAATATCAAACTCAGACGAACTAATAAGCGCTGCAATAGCAGTAGGAGTGCCTGTTTGATTGTCATCTACACCTTGCTCATGGTTCACCAAGTTATAGGTATACGTAGCAGCCAATGGGTAGTCGCGCAGACCCGAGTCCAGCCATGCCGTGCGGCCTAGAGTGCCGTAGTACCAAATGTCTTCTGCGTAGTTGTACACCACATACTTGTCCACCACGTTGCTGCCAGCAGAGCAGTAGTACCACCAGACCTCATTGAAGCCTTCGTTCGTCCCAGCAAACACTTGCTGGTTCTGGAGCTGGTTGATGTCGCTGAAGATGTACTGGCGCAGGTCGCAGCGTAGGGTCTGGGTACGACCGTCGTACTTATAGAATTTGTCTACGCCCATCCAGTAGATCACACCAGAAGCTACGGCCTTTGCGTTTGGCCCATAGATGGAGATGTTGCTTGCTAGAAGCTGGGTACTCCACACCGCAGGGACGCCCACATACTGCAACGAGTACAGGGCCGAATCGGTCCACGTCACAATTTCTTGCCGGGTTTGCAAGCAGGTGATCAATTCGGAACCATCAGACAACTGGATGCTTCCAGCTTGACCTGTGGGCGCAGGAGTCCAGTCCACCGCCGACTCTTGGTCCGACCAGCGAATCAGCATGGGGTTTTGGGTGGCCGAGCCGTAGTCGTTGCAGCCAAACGCAAAAACAAACCGACTGATATCCGACACAAAGATGAACTTCTGCACCGTCGGCACATCTGATGCGCCGCCCAAAGACGACAACAAAACCCCGCGAGTGCTAACTCCCGAGGTGGCATCCCAGTAATAAATTTGCCCGTCACGCGGTGCAAAGATCAAGTCCTCGCCAAAATTGATCTGACTCCACAACCGCAGGGAGGCTTGGGAAGTTCCGCCAAAGCCCCAAACTCCAGCGCCCCAAGTGCCCGAGCCCCAGCCAGTGGTTGGAATTTGATATTCAGGACCGACATTGATCTGGTACGCGGTTGTCACCGTACCGCCGCCGGGAGAGCCCGACACGTCCGTAGCGTTGGCATTGACGCCAACATTGATTGTGTAGGAGTTTGCGCCGACTATGGTGACTTGATACTCCTTGTTGAGCACCGTTGCAGTAATGTTACCTCCCAGACCTGTAGCCCCGCTGTAAGTCACAAAGTCCCCTGTAACGCAGCCGTGCGCCGTATCTGCGACAGTGATGATTGCCGAGCCGTTGGTAGCGGTAAAAGGGTTGGTTAGAGTAACCGTATCCCGAATGGGCGTGATGTCGTAATAGGCTGCGCCGCGTTCAATGTAAAACTTGAGGTTTGTGCCAACGCCGACAAGGTTAAGAGAACCAAGCGTCACCCAGTTCCACAGGGAGCGACAAACCCCAAGGAACGTGCTGGCAGAAATACGCTGCCAGCCGCCAATCTTCTCTGGCATGCCGGAGCGAAAGCGCACCTTCTCGGATTCATACCAACCACCAACAACTTGAGTTGCAGGTGCGGAAGCGCCGATCACCTCAGCGGCGTAGCGGGTTTGCTCCCGGTTTACGCCCGGGCGAAAGATTATGGACTTCAGTGGCATGGGTCACCTTTATTTGCTGGCAACGCCTTTAGTCTTCTCAAAAGACCTCATGCCAGCGATGCCCAAGATGCCCGATAATATCACCCAGAGCTGGTCTGCGTCCAGTACAGGAGGGGGCTCCAAGCCCGCAGGAATCCACCCGGTAGCCTGCGCCCACTTCCAACCCCACTGAAACAGCGGGTAGGCTAGAAACTGATAGCCCATAGCTGCAACGCCAATCCAGCCGATAGCAGGTCGCCAGCCAGAAACAAAGACGCTGGAGCTTGCGGCCTCGATCTTGTTGACCTCAATCTGGGCAAGGTCGGTGGCTTGGTCGATGCGCTTTTCTTCAAGGTCGAGCTTGCGCTGTTCAACCTCCATCTCCATCCGCTCTTTGTCGGTGGTGATAAGGTCTCCCGCAACCTTTCCGACCGCTTCAATGATTGATCCAACGCCAAGTAAGCTCATGCGGCACTCCTGTGATGGCTGCAATAAATCTCTTCCGCCTTACGCCGAGCCGCCACGGCATCCTCAATTGAGGCAAACAACCCAAGGTAAACGTGCCGCCCAAGATGAGTAATTTGCGCAACGTACTTTTTAGCCCTTTTGTGCCAGCTAACCCCGAGAACTCCGGTGGCGCTATTTGATTTGGCCTTTGCGTGCTGGTTGTTTTCCGCATTGGTTGCGGGTCTTAGGTTGGAAATTCTGTTGTCCGCCCTGTCAAAATTGATGTGGTCAATCTGATTTTCAGGCCATGAGCCATTTATGTAAAGCCAAGCCAGTCTGTGGGCGTAATACTGCTTGCCCTTTATGCACAACTTCCTGTACCCGGTGGATTTATCAAGGGAACCCTGCGTAACAGCGCCAACAGACGCGCCTTTACCCGTGCCAAGCAAACGAACAAAGTCTCCCGTATCAGGGTTGTAGGTCACAAATGTTTTTAAAGTTTCTTGCGTAATCACTTGAGGCCCCTTAATGTTCTTGCGACCCAACCCTTCAGGAACTTGACCTGCACAGGGTTCTTGTTGCAAATCTCAACATAACGAGCAATTTTGGCCAAGGCGTACTGCTCCTTGAAGCGTTGGCCGTCAGGTATCTGGTTGAGCTTCTCTACCGTCTTTGCGCCTACGCCGCCGTCAGGGGTAGCCCCAACAACGAGCTGCGCCAGCTTCACGGCCATGCCCATGCCAGCGTTTACGCCGAAGTTGAAGATGGTGTTGGCTACGTCTTGGTTGCTGATCTCGTTGCCGCGCATCTTGTCCCAAAACTCGGTACGGTAGAACTCACGCACCATGGGGGTGAGAGACCCGCCAAGCTCCTTCTTGTCTACCAGCGCCCAACCGGGCCACTGCGGGTTCTTGTTCCGGGCAATGCCTGCGTAGGTCATGCCCCCAGTGTCGCCGGGAACTTCGTGGAGGACGTAGCCGCCCTCGTCTTGCATCATCAGCTCAAAAGCTGGCTCAAACTGTGCCATTTCTTTACCCTTTCAATTCAAAGCTGAGATTGGGATGGCGGGGATACTGCACAACACGCTCCCCTTCAGGACATTTGTATTTGATGGTTGCCAGCAAAGTGGCTTTGCCGGGTGCAACTTTCTCTTTTCTCACCATCGTAAGTTGGTAGGTGAAAGTGTCAATTTCTGGCCCTGCTGGCCCACTGAACTTGCTTGCCGTAGTGGTGGCTTCATGCACCATACCTGCCGCATCGCGGATACTTGGCGTGAAGCTCTCAACCGAGCAGTCGTCCCGTTTTTTGATCCGTGCAACCGTCACGTTGATGGGCTTTCCGGCCTCGGCCACAATTTTAAAATGCTCAGGCGTCCACTCAATGATGGCCCGATCAAGCAAGCCAAACTTGTCGGCAAGTGTGTAACTGCCACCCAGTGCGGCAACACTTGCAGCAACAGCCCCAATGGCTTTGGCAAGATCAACCATAAACCACTCCTATAAAAACGTATGCACACCAAACCACAAGGCCAACAAGAAGGGCCGCTGCAATAAATGCAACAGCCCAGTCTTTCATGATCAGAGTCCCAGCAGCTTCTTCACCATCTCAGCCGCAACGCCGGGGCCAAGCAACACGGCAGCGATTACTGCGTAGAGCAGGTATTCAATCTTGGTCATGCGCTTCTCGCCAGCGTCAAGAGAGTCGTTGATCTTTTCGTAACGCTGGGCGCAAACGGCTTCATGGACTGACATACGGGTCTCCATAGATTCCTCGGACATGGACTACCTCATCAAAGATTTAACCGCCAAATGGTGTTGACATGATTGGGCCTCCAGAGAAGGTTCCACTGACAATCAAAACCCCAGCGCCCCCGTAGGAGCCACCGACAAAAGCCAAAACAATGCCACTCATGTCAGACTCCATACGTAAAGATTGCGATCTCGTCTGCCACAAAGACCACGTTGATCAAACACCTTGGCGGGAACTCCAAGTGGCTCTTCACCTTGGGCATCCCCGACCTGTAGGTCTGAGCCATCTTGGACTCAATAGTGGTGAACTTGTCCGTGTTGTTGAACATCACAAGAATGTCGCCCTGTTTAAAGACGCTCTCAGGCAGCGTCACCACCGTCAGCTCGTCAAACCGAACGATCTTGCCAAGATGCTCTCTGGACAGGACAAAGTTCATAGCCAAGAAGGTTTGGGGTTGTTGGTCTTCACGGCCTGAATCTGGGCCTGCATGTCCGTGGCTGCATCGCCACCTTTCCACTGCGCATCCAACTGGTCACCCAAAGCAGGGTACTCGGCGCGGCGCTTGGCGTAGTAGTCAGGAACATCCGGGCGCACCACCTCAGACTTGTCGATGTCCACGGTGATTGTCTCGCCCGTCATGGGGTCAAGACTCTCGCGGGTCTTGGGCGTCAGTGCAGCCCACTCAGCCTCTTTGGCGTCGATCTCGGCCCCCACGCTGGCATTCAAGCCGGAAACGAACTGCGACAGGTCTACGCCAGCAGGGACGTATCGCTGCCAGTCATAGGTCTGTCCGTTGTGCTCGACCTTCAAAATAGCAATGGCGCGGTCTTCACCTGCCATGCCTGATTGCAAACCTTCAAGGGATACGGTGGTCATTTAACTGCCTCCAATCTAAAGTTTTTACCCGGATGCTGCCCTTCTACTGGCAGAATTTTAATGTCTTTAAAGCCGACCGCCGTACACAAGTCAGCCAGTGACTTCGGTGTGTAGCCCCACAGATGTGGAGACAAAGCGCCTTTCTCTTGCGTCTCAGGAGTAATGCGGTCTACGTGAGCGCCATAGATACACATTGCCGTCATGTGCTGATCTGCGCCGTCTTGTTCAAGGTAGTCTTTGCACAGGCCCGCAAGGTCGGGCGTTTCCATCACCAGCATACCGCCGTCTTTCAGCGTAGCCAGCCACTTCTCTAAGACTTTAGGAGCGCGATGCTGGGGGATATGCTCAATCACATGGCTGGCAAATATCTCGTCAGCGCACTGCTCTGGCAAGTCTAACTTCATGATGTCTTGCTTGATGTCCGCTGTATCGCTGTGCATATCAACACCAAGGTAGCCTTCAATACGATCACGCCCACAGCCCATGTTGAACTTAATTGGCTGACCTTCTTCTAGCAGCTTGGCAATGACAGACTTGTAACTACCAGTACCTTCAGGCAGACGATCAGCCCAGCGACGGTCAATAAACTCCTTGTCGTCCAGCGTAAGAGGGCGGGTGGGCTTGATGTTGGTGTAGTAGTTCTTCAGGTCAACCGAAGGATGCGCGGTGTACATACCTGTCGCCAAGTCCATGTGCAGGCACTGAACGTCCGTGTTCACCAGCAGCTTGGTTCCGCGCTTGTGCAGGCGGTGGACGAAAAAGTTGTCCTCACCAATAAACGGGATGACGCCCTTGGGGCCATCAATTTGGCTGCCAATGCAGGTAAACGGCAGGTCAGGCGCTTCGTCCTTCATCTTCTGAAGAAGACTGATCGGGATCATCATGACATCCATGCCGGTCTGCCACGCCTCAATCAGTTGGCCGGGGTCTACGTTGGGGATGGTGATCCAATCCTTGTTGCGTACCATAATCATTGCGTCTGAGCATTTGATGTAGTACACCCCAGTCACCACAGCGTCAGGGTTCTTCTCTGCTGTCTCGTGCAGCACCTTGAAGCCATCGTAAGGCAAAACGGTGTCCTCACCGATGAACAGCAGGTACTTAGCCCCGGAGGTCAATGCCTGCTCAATCAGGTAATTCCGAGCAACGTCAACCTTCTCGCCGCCGATGTGAACAAACCCGTGGGAGAACCCCATTAGGTCAATGTGGAGGCCGTCGTACCCGTCAAAGTTTTGGGCGGCGGTTTCGGCAAGGTCTCGGCGGGGTTGGGCGATCAGCACATAGGGCGCAATCGACTTGGACTCGTCGTAAATTTCCTGCATGACGTCAATGATCTTGTCGCGGTTGTACACGGGCTCTCCTTGCTGCGGTTAAAATTTATTGAAAAACGGACTTAAAGCATAACCTACTTTTTGCTGTACGTTGGTGGAGATTGTTTGGCCGACTACACCGTTTCGCGGAACAAAATGTATATCGCCATTAGGCGCAAGGACGCCGCCAGCGTATGCGTCTAATATCGTGTAAACCAATGAATAAGTTGAGACTACTCCAGCAGCAGATATTTTCTGACCTCGGTTGGCGTTATAAGAAACAAAATGTATATCACCGTTGGGAGCAAGGACACCGCCAGCGTATGCCTCACTTCTTGTGTACACTAGCGAGTAGGTAGAGACTACACCCGCTGCTGATATTTTTTGGCCTCTGTTTGCGCTTTGCGGAACAAAATGAATATCACCATTTGGGGCTAGGACGCCGCCTTCGTATGCGTTTGATGCCGTGTACACTAGAGAGTAAGTTGAGACTACTCCAGCAGCAGATATTTTCTGACCTACTACTGCGTCAAGTGGAACAAAATGTATGTCTCCATTTGGGGCTAAAACTCCACCTGCGTATGCTCCGCTTGCTGTGTAAACCAAGCTATACGTTGAAACAACTCCCGCTGCGGATATTTTTTGACCTACTGCTGCGCCATTAGGAACAAAATGTGTATCTCCGTTGGGAGCAAGGACGCCGCCTTGGTATGCTCCGTTTGCTGTGTAAACAAGTGAATAAGTTGAAACAACACCGGATGCAGAAATCTTCTGTCCTCGTCTGCCGCTAAGAGGCACGAAGTGAATATCTCCGTTGGGGGCGAGGACACCTCCGCTGTATGCAACTGATGTTGTGTAGACCAGTGAATAGGTTGATACAACTCCAGCAGCAGATATCTTCTGCCCTCTGTTGGCTGAATAAGGTACGAAGTGTATATCCCCATTAGGGGCTAAGACACCGCCAACGTATGCGCTTGCTGTTGTGTACACCAGTGAATACGTACTGACAATCCCACCCACACCATTGTTGTTGAACGGCACACCATTGACCACCCCGGCGTCAAGGTACTTCTTCAGGTTTGTCCACTCCACCAGATTGGTGCCGACCGATGAGTTGTCCGCTGTGGGCACTGTGCCCTGAGTAGCATCAGCCGGGTAGGTGGTGATAACGTCTTTATCGCCTGCGCTCCAGTTTACGGCAGCGTTGCTGTTGCTTGATTCAAGGATCGTGGTGCGTGCCAGCGTTGTGCCAGAGGCGGTGTATGTGCCAATGCCGATTTCCCAGTCCGTACCGTCAGTCACGCTGTAGTACGTGGTGTTCCCATCCCCAACCACGGAGAAGTCTTGGAACCCATCAGCGGCTGTTCCCAGCGTGTACGTGCCAGTGCCCGTTGTGGTCGTTGTTGTCTTGACCCGGTCGTTCAGAACCAATGCCATGGTGCGTCCTTAAAACTTGTTCAGATAGCTGCTCAGGCAGACATCGGATGGGAAGGGGATGGCGGGGCAGGTAGAGATTTTTTGACCTAAAGCGGCACTATGGGGGATAAAATAAATATCTCCATTAGGTGAGAGAATGCCGCCAATATAAGAACTTCCTGTTGTATAAACTAAAGAATAGGTTGAAACTACTCCTGCTGCTGATACTTTCTGGCCTCTTGCGGCGCTGAGTGGAACAAAATGAATATCTCCATTAGGGGCCAATAAGCCTCCTTGATATGCGTTTCCAGCCGAATAAATTAATGAGTACGTAGAAACCACACCTGCCACTGATACTTTTTGCCCAATAAGATTATCTGTACTTGGAATAAAATGAATATCCCCGTTGGGGGCTAGAACGCCACCAGTATAAGCACTAGATGCTGTATAAATTAACGAATAAGTTGAAACAACCCCCGCTGCTGATATTTTTTGACCAACTTCTGCGCTTTTTGGAACAAAATGAATATCTCCATTGGGTGCTAAGACTCCGCCTTTATAAGCGCCGTTTATTGTATAAACTAAACTATAAGTAGAAACTACGCCTACTGCCGATACTTTCTGCCCTTTATTTGCATCTTCTGGAATAAAATGTATATCCCCGTTAGGCGCAAGTACGCCGCCAGCATAGGCGCTTCCCGCTGTATAAACAAGGGAGTATGTAGAAACAACGCCAGATGAATTTACTTTTTGACCTCCGACGGCAAAAGCAGGTACAAAATGAATATCGCCATTTGCGGCCAATACACCACCTTTATAAGCATTTGCTCTTGTGTAAACAAGTGAGTATGTAGAAACAACTCCAGTTAAAGTGTTTATTTTCTGACCTATGTTGGCAGATAGAGGAACAAAATATATATCGCCGTTAGGTGCGAGTACGCCTCCTGTATATGCTCCAGTTGTTGTATAAATCAAAGAATACGTACTAACAATCCCCGCTGTATCATTGTTATTAAACGCCACACCGCCGTTCACGCTGAGCTGGAGCTTCTTCTGGAAGTTCTGGAACGCAACGCCGTCCGTGCCAATGCTGCTGTTGTCTGCTGTAGCGTTTGCCAAGCCCGACGTTTCCGCAGGCAGGGGAATAAATACCGTCTTGTCACCAGCACCCCAGTTGACCAACGCACCGCTGTTGCTAGATGCAAACACCTGTTGACGGCTCAGGGTCGTGCCCGATACCGTGTAAGTGCCGATCCCAACTTCCCAGTCAATATTGTTTGTAATGGTGTAGTAGGTTTGGTTGCCGTCGCCGACGTTGGTGAAGTCTTGGTAGCCAACAGAGGCCGCTCCAAGCGTAAGCGTGCCAGTCCCTGTGGTGGTCGTGGTGACCTGAACGCGATCTTTGAGTAAGAATGTCATGGTCAGAACTTGTTCAAAAATGAGCTGAGGCACACGCCCAAGCCCAAAGGTTGACCGGGATTTGTGGAGATTGTTTGGCCCCTATTGGCAACGTCTGGAACAAAGTGTATATCACCGTTGGGAGCAAGAACACCTCCAGCGTATGTGCTTGTTGCTGTGTAGACGAGAGAGTATGTACTTACAACCCCAGAGGCAGATATTTTCTGGCCTACGTTGGCACTAGCCGAAACAAAATGTATGTCTCCATTTGGGGCTAGGACGCCGCCTTGGTATGCGGATGTTGTTGTATAAACTAAAGAGTAGGTTGATACAACCCCAGATGGAGATATTTTTTGACCTTGGTTGGCGCTATAAGGCACAAAGTATATATCTCCGTTAGGAGCAAGCACGCCACCTTCGTATGCGGATGTTGTTGTATAAACTAAAGAGTAGGTTGATACAACACCTGTAGCTGAAATCTTTTGTCCAACAGCAGCATTTCTCGGGACAAAATGAATGTCTCCGTTGGGGGCGAGAACCCCACCAGCGTATGCGGCTGATTCTGTATAAACAAGAGAATACGTTGAAACAACACCCGCAACAGATATTTTCTGTCCTCGGTTGGCATTATACGGAACGAAATGAATATCACCGCTAGGTGCAAGGACGCCGCCTTGGTATGCGGTTGTTGTGGTGTAGACAAGCGAATACGTACTCACAACTCCAGAGGCAGAGATTTTCTGGCCTCTGTTTGCGCCTGAAGGAATAAAATGAATATCTCCGTTAGGGGCAAGCACCCCGCCTTGGTATGCGCCTGTTGATGTATAAACCAATGAATAAGTAGAAACTACTCCAGCAGCGGATATCTTCTGGCCTCTGTTGGCGCTACGAGGCACAAAGTAAATATCCCCATTAGGGGCAAGTACGCCGCCAACGTATGCGCCCCCAGCATTTGTATAAACCAAACTGTAAGTGCTGACGATTCCGTTCGTGCCGTTGTTGTTGAACGTCTGCCCACCTACAACACCTTGGTTTAGCGCAGCCTGCAAAGCTGACCAGCCTGCCAGATCGGCGCCAATGTCCGAGTCGTCGCAAAAAGGAATGCCCGGTTGAGTGACCGCCGAGGGTTGAGCGCACAGCACGTCCTTGGTTCCAGCACCCCAGTTCACCAGAGCGTTGGAGTTGGATGAGGCGTAGACCTGATCTCGGCTCAAGGTGGTTCCTGACGCTGTGTACGTCCCCAGACCTGTTTCCCAGTTGATTTGGTCTGTGATCAGGTAGTACGTGGTGTTGGCGTCGCCAATGGCGGAGAAAGCCTGATACCCAGTTGCAGCAGCGCCGAGCGTGAGTGTCCCCGTACCAGTCGTCGTGGTTGTGGACTTGACGCGGTTTTTGAGGACGAGAGCCATTACGAGACGTTTCCAGTGATGACACAAACTGTGCCAGAAATGAACAAGATGTTGCACACGCCACGAGTAGACAGCGTAACAGATGCCACATCAGTGTCTGTCCCGGCAATGTAGGCTGTGGTGATCGTGCAAGTAACCGTGATGTCACCAGTGGTGTTGTTGAACACCAGCACCGCATCACCAGCCGCAAAGGTTGCGTCAGGGATTGTGATTGAGCCACCAGTGCCCACGCCAACCACCTCACCAACATCGCCAACAGCCAACGAGTAAGAAGTGGTCTTGTCTGTCACATATGGGATGTTCTTGTAGCCGACCAGATTGGTGCCATCAACAGTTGTTGAACTGGCCGACCCCACCTTGATTAGTTTCCCGGTCGTGCCATCAAACGCTACAAGGACGTTGTTCGTGGCGGATGCCGGTCCCACCACGTCGCCCGCCCCTACCCCAGTTGCAGCAATCGTAATAGACCCATCGCCATTGGTAATCGCAATATTAGCGCCTTGAGTCAAAGTGGCTTTTGTCAATCCGCCCGCTGCGTTACCAATCAATAGTTGGCCGCTAGTGTAGGTAGACTCGCCTGTTCCACCATTAGCTTCAGGTAATACGCCACTTACGTCCGAAGTAAGCACCACTGGGTTGCTGACGATTTTGACGAAATCAGAGCCGTTCCACGCCACCAGCGCCCGTGCGCCTGCGGGAAGCGTTACCCCAGTCGTTGGGCCTGCACCACGGATGACGATAGAGCCTGTACCCGCGTTGATCACGATGTAGGGCTTGCTCTGAGCAGGCGCTGTAATGTTGCGTGTCGTGGCTCCGTTACTGGCTGTCCAACGAATAATCGCCTGACGGGCTTGGTTGGCCGCAAGGACTGTGGTGGTCAGCGTAACGTCTGCGTCCGCGCTCAGGGTAGTTGTACCCGCAACGGCGGAGTCCACCAGCGAGGTGATCGAGTCGTTGACAACGTCGCCCCATGTGCCGTCAAGTTCGCCTTCAACCGGCAGTGCCAGTCCAAGCAGCGTGGTATTTCCTGTTGTCATTTACGACTCCTAAGTAACAACATCAACCCATGATGTTGACTGTGTATTGGTGATATTTTGCCAGTTGGCGTTTTGAATGTCATCCACTGGCTCCCAGAACCTTCTGCCTGATTGCGTTTCGGTGATTGCCGCCGTCTCTGACCGACTCACGTTGTACGCCGTAATTGCAAATTCCTGTGCTGTCAGCGCCGCCAACTCGTTGATTGAGGCAACAAACGCGACAGCCGCTTCTTGTGTGGCCGTTGCCTCTGTGGTCTCATCAACCGATACCAAAAACTCAGCCGCGCCCTCTTCCGCAGAAGTAATTCCCACGGACTCGTCAACCGACTCATTGAAAGCGGAGCCAACAATTTGATTGTCAGTAACCCCAGCGCTCTCATTTACCGATAGGGCAAACGTGGCTGCAATAATTTGATCTTCTGCAATCGCCACACTTTCGGAAACTGCAAAAGCAAATGTGGCTGCAACCGCTTGGGATTCAGCAAGGCCCGAAGTTTCCGACACAGAGACTGTATACGCCACTACGGCAGTTTGGTCTTCTGCAATACCCGCACTCTCCGCAACAACAGCCGAAAACCCCACGGCAACAGACTGATCTTCTGTAGCTGCAACGCTCTCAGCAACTGACAGCGCAAATGTAGCAACAACTGTCTGAACTTCTGTGATTGAGACGGACTCAGATACGCTGTCGCTGAAAGCAGTAATACCGCCCCAGCCACCAGCGCCCCAAGTTCCTATGCCCCAAGCACGTCCGGCCATGATTAGGTCAGAGTTGCAGAGTAGCTGACAGCAATTGAGTCACCGTTTACAACGGCCTTCGAGCTGGAAAAATCGCCAGCCGAAAACAATGTGCCCGTGGTGTTGTCAATTGTTGCGCTGCCACCAATGTTGATGAAGCAGCCAGCCACCGTGCCTGTCGATGTGATCGAGAAGGTGGAAGCCGAAGATGTGGCCTTGCTACCAGCAGCGGCAGCGCTAAACGATGGAGTCTTGCGGTTGCCAGAGTATGTGGGGGCGTTAGCCAGACCCACTTCCAGCCAGCTTGCGTGCGAGGCTTGGGTGTCCGCTACGTCGGCAGTGCCAACGCCTTTCAAGCCCATCACCACAGCGCCAGCAGCAGAGTTGCCAAGGATGGTGTCCAGCGTCAGATTCTTGCCCACGGTTGTCACCAAGTTCTTGATGTCGTCTTCCCACTTGACGTTACCCTGCGCGTCGTAGCAGACAGCGTGGTACGAGCCTTGAATGCTCATCTGGTCAGCGGGTTTTGTGTTGTAGCTGCAAGCAGCCTCCACCTTGTCAGTGGCATTGATGCGGTCTGTGGTCATGGTGACTCCTTAAATTGAACTGCGAATGAGTGCCGTCGTTGCAGTGTTTTGCGGCATGGTGATGGTGAAGCTGGCCGATGTCTTGTCCGAACCAAAGTCCAGCACGGCGATAGACCGGTTGGCCTTGCTTGCGTTGTAGATCAAAGCGCAGCGTGCAGTTACCGAAGCCCCAAACGCCACGTTGTTGAAGTTGACGTAGGCCGTGTAGCCGGAGGAGCTGATAGTCACGCCGGTCAAGGTTACGCCGCCAGCCACATAGCCTGTACCCGTTACTTCGTTGGAAGCTGAATACGCAGTGGTGTCCTCGTTGAGGTTTGCATTGGCCGTGTACAGCGCAATACGCAGAGTGTCCGTGAGCAGATTGTGAATGCCCTCGTACAACTCCGCCTTGAAGCTGGTGGTCTGTGTCTGAACGATGCTCATTGGACCGCCGTTCTAACTTGGCCGTTGCGGTACGCGTCACCGCGCTGCTTGCCGTCTGCCAAGTTCTTGTACAGGGCAACTGCCTGAACGTACCGTTCTTGGTACAGCTTGACCATGTCGGGCTCACCCTTCATGTAGGTCAGCGCCTCGTTCATGGTGCCGTACAAAAGAACAGAGTCAAAGTTGTCGCCCAGCCAAGTGCGGCCATCAGCAGCGTCCACAATCGACTCAGGGTAGGCGTAGTAGTGCAGCTCAGCGTTGTAAGCGGCATCAGGTGTCGGGCCGAGGATCAACGTCAGCTCGTCTTCATTGTCCGAGCGAGGACCGAAGATGGCGTAGTGCTTGGGCTTACCTGTGGTAGCCGGATTGGGGTACGCCTGCCGGATGAAGTTCACATCCTTGTCCAGCAGATATTCATACGAGCCGCCAGCAGCAGGGTAGATCGCCAAGCTGAACACGGACAAGAAGTCCACCGGGCACTGAAGGTACTTGTTCCCCGCCGTCAACGATCCAGTCACGTTCTTGCGCTGGTTGGCAGGCTGAGCGACGTTGAAGATGCGCTGCTCCGCTTGCCGGATGAACGTGTCCATGTCTACCGTCGAGAACACGTTCTCACAGTAGTTGGAAACAGCGGTGACCAGTTCGTTGTACGTCATTTTTTACGCCATCGGGCCTCGGGCCATGATGCCTTTGGTAGCAGCGCCAGTGCCACGGATTTTGATGCCGCTGGTCTTGGTGCCCATGCCGTCAGGCTTGTTGCTGATGCCGCCCACGCTCATATTTACCGTGTCGGCATTGCTGCGGTTTGGCTCTTTACCGGGGCTGCTGGATGCTTTGACAACCTTGCCCTTCATGGTGTGAGGTTCTGCGTAGACGCTGGCTTGACCAACTTCTTTACCCATCATTTTGTGACTGAATTTAGCCATGTCGTTTCCTTCAAGATATTGCAACTGTACCAACAAACGCTGTCGCTACCAAGTAGTTCTGCGTCAGGGCTACGTCAAAAAAACTGGCCCCACCCACAGGGTTCCAGCCCCACTGAATGTCCCTTGAGCCGCCCGACAAGTTGCCCTCGTCGTTTAAACCAGAGGTCACGTAGGTTGTGTCCCTGCGTGGGTTCCTAAGCGCCTGTGGGTCATCCACAGGGAACGTGCCAAGCATCAACTGCGGCTGATCAGGGTCCCAGCACTCCGGGCACACCAGCAGCTCGTACTTGCGCTGCTTGATGATCTCTGTCTTGAGCTGCTTGAGCTTAAACTGCTGCCCGCAGCGGTCGCACATGGCAATCGCTTTGTGACCTGCTGCAAACCGGTTTGACATCAGTAGCCACCGCTTCCTATGCGAGTGGCGCGTGGCACAAACCTGACTGCAGCCTTCTCACGGTCTTCGGACGAGGCGAGGTCCCAAGCTTCGTCGTATTGTTGCTTCAAAATTGGCAGGCGGTCCATCGACCCCGGAATTTTCAGCGCAAGGTGGTAAGCCAGCCCAGCCGTCATAGCCTCATAGAAGCGAAAAGGCATATCCATTGTGTTTACACCGCCCCCAGCGTCTTGCATGCGGCGCAGACGCCAGTACACAAACACGTAAGGCTGCGAGTTGTCTGGAACGGGCCAGACGTTTATTCGGGGGGAGTCAGTCAAGCGTTCAATCCAAACCTGAATTGGACGGGCTTGCTGGAGCTTGTTAGGAATCGTGGCGTATGTAGAGACACTGATCCGGGTGATGGTCAGGTCTGCTTGTGTTGAAACGTTACCCGCGCCCGTGCGGATGACGTGCTCCAAAAGGTCCACTGTGTCCGCAGGAAGGTTGTACGTTGCTTGGCCGGGGGTCAAATTAATCGACCCCTGCTCATACGTGAACATGTTTAAACCACGATTTGCCCACTGGGCGAACATCAGGTTCATGGATCGACTGGCCGTGCGTAAGTCGTAGCCCGTGCGCAACTCACCACCAGCGCGTTCAAACGCTTCCTCCACGATCTCCGTGAGGTCCATGTTAAACGCTGCTGTGCCTGATGTTGCCATTATCTAAAACCTGCTGTTTTCTTTGCGATGGTCTTGGGCTGGGCCACAAACTGTTTACCCGCCGCCTTGCCAGCACGTTTGGCTTTTGTGGTGGCTGCATACTCTGCGGGGCTGAGCGATTTTATCGCCTTCTCCGGTAAATACCGCTCACCAGTTTTTGAAGACGGCTTCCCACTCTTGGTGCGCCATTTCTGGTCGCCCCAGTCTTTGAGGGATTGCTGGGGAGCCTTCATTTAGTCGTCCGCCAGCAGGCCAGCTTCTTCCAATTCCAAATCCTGCAAGACTTCTTCAGTCCCACAAGTGCAAGGGCCGTCTTCATGTACGGCGCAATCTTCCATATGATTAGTCACGATAACTACCTCCTGCGGCTTTGTATTTCTTTGCTACAAGCTGAGCTTTACGGGCTGACCACTGGCCTGCGCCGGTGCCCTGTGTTGCGGCAGCTTTCACTTGGCTGACAATCCGCTTGCGCAGATCGGGCTTGGTGTAATTGCCAGCCGCATTGACTTTACCGCCTTCAGCATATTGCGTGAAGTTGGTGTTGTCCCGGCGAGCTTTACGCACGCCTTTGGGCATCTTTGAGGGGAGGATGTCTCCCATGCCGCGACTGGCTCTCATGTCAGCACATCCCGCCGCCAGCCATTTTGATCATCTTGCCCTTGGTGTGGGCCTTGGTGACGCAACCATCGGCGCGAGTAACACTGCCACCACTGGCGTACTTCTTTGGCTTGCGTGGCTTGGGAGCCGAGCCGCCATCGATGTCTTGAGGAGGAGGCATGCCGGAGTCTTCTGTGTAAACACCATCTTGCAGACCACGAGGGGGTTTTTTCTTCATCATCATGTCGTTCATGTCAGCTCCTTAACGCATTTTGCAGCGTGTCTTACCTTTGATTGCAGCACCGTCTGCGCGTTTTGATGCGCCAGACACAGAACCACCAGACGCCATTTTCTTGATTGGCATGGCTTTTTTCACAGAGCCACCCTTCTTCAAAGCGAAATCTTTACCGCCAAGGCCTTTTCTTACTGCGCCTGCGGCCGCTTCGTAACCGGGAGAGCTTTCATCAAGCCCGTAACGTTTGGCGTTTTCTTTGAGCATCTCACTCTTGCGAGCTTCGGCTCTTTCTGCGCGTTTGCGTGCAACTGCGCCAGCTTTGTCGTAAGTCAGGCGCTTTGTTGGCGCTGGAAGCGCCTCTTGGGAGTACTTTGCCATCTTTGGCGTGGCAAGTTTCTTTGCCAGAGATTGCAAAGCTTTTAAACCAACGCCACCAGCCATAGCAGATGCGGTTTCTAAACCTTTTTGGGTTTGCTCTGCGGTTGGCTTAATTGAATCAATTTCTTGTTCAATTTGTTGTTTTTTGGTTAGCTTAGCTGGCGGCTTGTAGTTGGCAAGCTCGTCTGCCGTTGGGCCGCCACTACGTTCGTAGGTTTTGGTGGTTGGCTGCGCCCCCGTCATTGGGTAAGCGGAAGTCTTGGCAGGAGAAGATTTGGCTGGCGCGGACTTAGTTGGCGCAGAGGGTTTGGCTGCCTGAGTGTTTACACGAGGCTTTTCTACCTTTGGGCCAGCAGGAACCGGAATGCGCTCTCGTGCATTTGCCGCTTCCAGCTCATCCATTGCTGCGGCGGCAGGCATTGCTTGCGCAGAAGCCGTTGGACGGGTTACCGGAGTTGCAGCCATAGTCTCTACTGGAGTGCGTTCTGCCTTGCCCCGGCCAGCACCAAAACGACGATAGGCCTCAGAGCCCTCGTCATCAATGTTGCCCATGCGAAGGCGTTCAAAGAAGCCAACCTTGTCCTCTTTCGAGGCTTCCAGCCCACGGTCTTTGTCAGACATGCCGCCCTCTTGAAAGCGTTTGATCTTCTTTGTCGCCATGATTATTCCTTAGCAGGTCTTGCCGCCACGGGCCATTTTGATCATAGCGCCCTTGGTTTTACCCTTGGATGCAATGCCGTCTTTGCTTGGGGCTGCGGTACGCACTGAACCCATCTTGGTTGTGCCGACAGAGCCGCCAGCCTTCAAGCCTTTGTGAGCCTTAGAAGCTGGCATACCGGCATGCTTAGCCAAAGCGGGTGGCATACCTTTTTTAGCCATGTCGGCTTTAGCCATGCCACGACCTTCTTTTTTCATCATCATGTTTTCGGATTTCATATCGCCACCTTTAGAAAATTTGCGGCCCTTGTCCGCGTTGGAGAAATCTTTGCCCACAGATTGTGGGACGCCTGCCTTCTTAGCAAACGCTGGGTTGTTAGCCACCGCCGCCATGAAATTATGTTGTTTCTTGCTAACTGAGGGCACTGCGATGCTCCTTCATAAAGTCATCAATCTTGCTCTCAAACTTCTCAGCATTCTCTTCGCGGGTCTTGCTCAACAAGATGCTCAGGCGCTTCACTTCATCGTGAGACACCTTTACCCAAAATAGCAACGCCGCTGACGCAAACGACAACAGCACATTCCAAGCCATCAGTTCCATGTCAGCACTTCCATCGCGCCAGTGACGCGGCTTTACGAGTGGGCTTGCCCTTCTCGTCTTTCATTGGGCCCGGCATGCCCGACATGCGTGCGCAGAACGAATCCTTGCGCTTGCCACCCTGCGGTTGCGGGGCCTTCAGGTTGCTGCCGGTCGCAGCGTTATATTTCTGGCGTCCTTTGGCAGTCAAGCCCGCCCCCTTAGAGGCAGGCAGCTTCTCGCCACGACCGATTGCAAGGGATGGGGTCTTCTTAGCCATTGACGACTTTCAGTTTGGGTGTGCAGTGCTGCTCGATCAGCGGCATCAGCACAGCTTCTTTAAAGCTGCGGTGGTATTCCTGAGAGCCAACGTGCGGCAGGGTAATCTCTGGGTCAACAAACACCGTAAAGCCATCTGCGCGTGCGCGTTTGCAGAACGTGTAGTCCTCGCCAACGTACTGCCCATTGCTCAACTCAAAGTCGAACATGGCGCTTTCGTCGCGGTTGTACACGTCATTAAAGTAAGTCCACTCGGGGTGACCCGCAACCATCTTCTCCAGCACATGGCGCTGGATCATCATAAAGCCTGTAGCTACGTTCTCGACCCGCAGCATGCCGTGCGGATCAAACTCGAGTGTGTTGGCCTCGTCGATGTAGATGTCCAAGAAGAACTTGCGGTCTTCAGCTCTGCGGGTGTACATCCCGGCTGTAATGTCCTTGCCAGTGCTCAGCGCCAGCAGGCGAAGCACAGACTCTGCGTCCACCACGATGTCGGCATCGACGAACAACATGTCCGTGCAATCCGACTCCAAGAAGTTGGCGACCAGAATGTTTCTGGCCTTGGTGATCAAAGAGCAGCCCGACAGATGCGACAGTTGCACCTGAACACCAAACTGCGAAGCCTTGACCACCAGATCGGCCAAGGCAAACGAAGTCTTGATGTTCAACTTGCCGTCGTAGGCGGGTATCGCAATCATCAGTTTGCGACCTGCAACATCCATGGGGCGTGTCTCTTCAGCCATAGTAAATCTGCGCTGCGTCAATGCCGCTCATGTAGGAATAAATTCCATTTACCGCCAACACACCTTCGCCGGGGATAAGCGGAGCATTTTGAAACTCGTCGGAAGAGTGGGTTTCA